GTTAATACTGGTGGAGGTGGTAAAGGTTCAGGACCTGCAACTACTGCTCCTTCCTCAGATGGTCAAGGTGGCTCAGGTGTGGTGTTAGTTAAAGAAGCTGACGTTTTACAAAACACTTCAGGTGTGTGGACTCTTGCAGATGTTTACGAAAACGTAAAAAATGGAACTTGGTCTAGTAGTTAATTGATTTAGATCAATTGCTTTTTTCTATAAATAGATTAATATCTTTTTCATACTTTTTATGAATTTAAGATATTTTTATTGGTACTTTAAGAAAGAAATCCCATTAGATTTTTGTAATAAAATTATAAAACATGGAAAAAGTAGACAAATTGTTCAGGCTCGAACCGGAGATTTTAGGAAACAAGAAGATCTATCTGAGAAAGAATTATTAGATTTAAAAAAGACTAGAGATTCATATGTGAGTTTTTTTAGTGAGCAATGGATATATGATGCACTCTTACCTTTAATTAGCAAAGCTAACATAAATGCTGGGTGGAACTTTGAGATTGATTGGACAGAACCTACTCAATTTACTGAATATGGTTTGAATCAACATTATGATTGGCATTGTGATTCTTGGGATCAACCATACGATGAACCTGAAAATTCTTCTAAACATAATAAGATAAGAAAAATATCCGCGATTCTTTCTTTAAATGATTCAAGCCAATATGAAGGAGGGGACTTAGAATTTTTTTTTCATCATCGACATCCCGACTTACCACAAAAAAGAGTGGTGTGTCAGGAAATTAAAGAACCAGGTTCACTTATTGTTTTTCCTAGTCATCTATGGCATCACGTAAAACCAATTGTTAAAGGAGAAAGGTATAGTTTAGTGCTGTGGTGTTGTGGAAAATCTTTTAAATAAAATGGAAGAAGAAAATTTTATAGGAATTTTTAAGAATGCTTTTACTAAAAAGTTTTGTGAAAGATATATTAATATATTTGAAACATATAAAAAATCTGGTTTAACATTTAGAAGAAACAAACCCGAGATAACTGATGAAAGTATTAGTATACCTGGATCTATGTTAGATGATACAGAATCAATAAACTTGTTGCATTATTCTAAAGAGTTTAATCAAATATTTTTTCCATTGTATGATCAATATGCTTCTAAATTTTCTATATTAAACAGAGTATCTAGGCACGCTATATATGAATTTAAGTTACAAAAGACTTGTCCAGGAGAGGGCTATCACATATGGCACACGGAACATGAAACAAAGATTACACGAGATAGAATTTTAGCATTTACAGTATACTTGAATACAATTGAAGAGGGAGGAGAGACAGAATTTTTATATCTTAAAAAAAAAGTGAAACCAGTTCAAGGAACATGTTTAATCTGGCCCAGTGGGTTTACTCATACTCATAGAGGTAATTCGCCTATATCAACAAATAAATATATTATTACAGGATGGTTAGAGTATGGAGTATAAATTAGAATCTTTTTATATTGTTAAACAGTTTGATCGGCATAGTTTTTTAAAAGATAGATTATTAAAAGAAATAAACCATACTGAAAATAGATCATTAAAAAATAAAGATGATTATTATAGCGATAGTATTAATAGATTAGATTGGCATGATAATTGTAATTTTGAAAGAGAGTGGGTTAAAATTATTTATAAAGATTTAAATAACTTTTTTAATAAAGTATTTAAAATACTTGGTTATGATGATTGTCTTATAAAAAATATATGGTTTCAACAGTATAAAGAACATGGAACTCATGGTTGGCATACTCATGGACATACTTTTACAGGAGCTTATTATCTAGATTTACCAAAAGATTCTCCTTGTACTCAAATAATAGTTCCAGCTAATCAAGATAAACTGATTACTTTAGTTGTTAAAGAAGGGGACATAAGTATTTTTCCTTCTTACACAATTCATCGTTCTCCTATCAATAAAACAAAATCTACTAAAACTATTATTTCTTTTAATTTAGAAATAGGTAAACCCACTAAAGAAATATTAAATCAAATAGATAGGCTTTCTAATGAATGAGATGGAGAATGTAATAAAAGACTATTTATGGCTCTTTAAGTTTGAAAACATTGATAACAGGAAACTTTATCAAACGTGTTGTGAAGTGGAAAAAGAATTAAAGAAAAATTTTCCTCCTATTGAAGATGATAAATATGGATGTTTTACCAGCTACTATCATATGAAATATAATTTATTTAGTTTTCCATGTATGGAATTACAAAAACTATACACCACTCTTTCTTATTCAATTAATAAAGTAATTGATTTTAAAGAGCAGTACTATTTAAGATGTTGGGTAAATTTATTTCAAAAAGGAAAAAACATTGGTTGGCATAGTCATTGGGAACCAGAGTTTAAAACTTATCATGGTTTTTATTGTGTTAATACGGAAGGTAATAATATTTCATATACAGACTATAAAATTCCTGATAAAGATATGTTAAGAATTGAAAGTAAAAATGGCTTATGTGTATTTGGAAAATCTGATGGTGATGAACATAGAAGTTCAGAATGGTTAAATGATGGCTATAGAGTTACGATTGCCTTTGATGTTATTCCAGTTCGTGTTTTAAGAAGATATGAAAATTTTACACATCAATTTTTACACAACTACATACCATTGTACAAAACATGACATTTGAAAAAGATAAATATTTAATTGTACGTAATGCCGTACCACCTGACGTAATTAGATTTGTGTGTAATTATTTTTTATTAAAAAGAGAAGCTTTTGCGACCCTTATAAATCATGGCGTAATAAATGAAAGGGATACTCAATGGGGGTCATGGGGAGACGGGCAAATTTCTGACAGCTATAGTCATTATGGAGACGTGGCTATGGAAACATTATTGACATGGGTTCTTCCTCTTATGGTAAAAGAAACTGGATTAGATTTAGATCCAACATATTCGTATGCAAGGATTTATAAAAAAGGGGATGTCTTGGAAAGGCATAAAGATAGATATAGTTGTGATATTTCTACTACGTTAAATTTAGGATCTGATAAACCATGGCCTATATATTTAGACCCTACTGGTAACTCAAATCAAGAAGGAATTAGAGTAAAGTTAGAACCAGGTGACATGCTTCTATATCGCGGCTGTGATTTAGAACATTGGCGAAAACCTTTTGATGGTGAAGATTGTGTTCAAGTCTTTTTACACTATAATGAAAAGAAAAATCTCCCTGAAGGAATAAGATTTGATGGCAGACCTCATTTAGGTTTACCTGATTACATGAGAAAAAATAAAACATGAGTCTTTACTGGCAGTTTTATTATTGGGGCCCTTTGCTTTTTAGAAATAAAATAAGTTCCGAAGATATTCTTAAGTTAAAATCAATTTGTCATAAAAAACCAGAAAACGACTTTAGAAAAAAACTGGCTGGGATTATTAAATATGAATACAAAATAGATAATCTAAAATTTATGAATATAATGAATCCGTATTTTAAAGAGTTTCGTGAGGCCATGATAGAATGGTATGCATGTAAATCTGTTTCTAAAATAGAAGTTATATCTGCCTGGGTTAATTATATGAAGGCAGGAGAGTTTAATCCTCCCCATGTGCATACTCGATGTGATTTCTCTTGTGTTATTTTTTTAGATATCCCTGAAGAATTAAAAAAAGAAAATAAAGAATACCTGGGAACTGCCGCTGGTCCGGGATCTTTACAATTTATGCATGGAGACCCAGTAGACCATACTATAAATCAAAAAACATTTTTTCCTGAAAAAGGAGACTTCTTTATGTTTCCAGGTACACTAAGACATTTAGTTTGTCCCTTCCAGTCTGACATAGAACGTGTCTCTGTAGCAGCTAATTTTAAAGTTGAGGTTATAGATAAATGATTATAAAAGATAATTTTTTAGTAGCCAGGGGACATGAGAATTTATTTAAAACTATTACTTCTCCACACTTCCCATGGTATTACCAGAATTCCATGACGAGGCACCTGAACTACCTAAAAGATCAGCAGGACAACTCTTATTTTTCTCATTTATTTTATAGTGACCATCAGCCATTATCAAATTACTATGAAGACATAATAACTCCTTTAATAAGTACTTTAGGAAACGTAAAATCAATAATGATTGTGAGAGCTAATTTATATATAAAGAAAGACAGGGCATATAGCTCTCGTTTTCATACCGATGATTGTGATGGGGTTAATAAGTATAATCATAAGACGGCTATTTTCTATGTAAATAGAAACAATGGATATACTAAGTTTGAAGATGGCAAAAAAGTAGAATCTATTCCTAATAGAATGCTTATTTTTGATGCATCTCTGAGGCATTGCGCTGTCACTCAAACGGATGACGATAGACGGATTGTTATTAATATTAATTATATAGAAAAATAATCGTATATTTACAGGCTAAAAATAGTCTGTTATAGTAAAGTCTATGCTACAAAAGATAGGGTTTTTACCAGGATTTAATAAACAAGTTACCTCTACAGGCGCTGAATCTCAGTGGACAGGTGGTACCAATGTACGTTTTAGATATGGTACCCCAGAGAAAATAGGTGGATGGAATCAATTAGGATCAGATAAATTAACTGGCGCAGCTAGAGGTTTACATCACATGGTCAATAAAGAAGGTATTAAATATGCTGCTATAGGAACTAACAGGATACTTTACGTATATTCTGGGGAAGTGTATTATGATATACATCCTTTAGTTAATCCATCAGGCACAGCTCTTACAAGTTGTTTTACTACAAGTAATGGTGACCCTGCAGTGACAATAACTTTCCCTTCTGCACATAATTTTAAAGCAGGAGATATAATATTATTTGGTGATACATCTACGTTTAGTGCTATTACTAATTCTAATTTTGGTGCTTCAGATTTTTGTGATAGAAAATTTATGGTAACTAGTGTACCTTCTACAACCACTATTACAATTACAATGCCTAGTAATGAAACTGGTAGTGGAGCAGCTACTTCTGGAGGCATAACTTATTTTCAATACTATCACGTAGGACCACCAGACCAAGTAGGAGTTTATGGTTGGGGTATTTCTCAATTTGGTGGAACTGTATCAAGTCCACAGACTACTACATTGAATGGATCATTAGGTGCTGACGCATATGGAACTGGTGGTTCAGGAACCACGATTAACGTAGCTAGTACTACAGGTTTTCCAAGCACAGGAACAAATTATATAAAAGTAGATAATGAAGAAATTTCTTATACAGGTGTAACATCAACAAGCTTTACTGGAATTACTAGAAACGTTCGAGGAACTACAAACGCTTCTCACAGTACTAGTGCAACCGTTACCGATACCAGTGATTACGCAGCTTGGGGCCAAGCAGCAGCGACCACGGATAAAGTAGCCGAACCAGGTATGTGGTCTCTAGATAATTTAGGTAGCACACTTATAGCTTTAATTTTTAATGGCGAATGTTTTGAATGGGATGCAGATGCAACAAATGCAACAGCAACAAGAGCAACTATTATATCTGGAGCACCAACTGCATCTAGGGATATGTTAGTATCTACTCCCGATCGTCACTTAGTATTTTTTGGAACAGAAACAACTATCGGGGATAAGACATCTCAAGATGATATGTTTATAAGATTCTCGTCTCAAGAAGATATTACAGATTATACACCTACAGCAACCAATAGTGCTGGTACACAAAGACTGGCCGCCGGATCACGGATCATGGGAGCTAAACTTGGTAGAAACACAATTTATATTTGGAGTGATACTTCTTTATTTACCATGAGATTTGTTGGAACTCCTTTTACATTTGCTTACGAACAAGTTGGTACTAACTGTGGATTGATTGGTAAGAATGCAGCCGTAGAAGTTGATGGTGCTGC